TCAAGCGCGAGGAGGCAATTTGAACGTGTCGAAAACTTCGAACGATTCGATTTACTTCCAGCGCGGGATTCCGTACCGCCAGTGGGCGAATAGTCAGGACTCGATGCGGTGGGCGACCGATGCGGAGGTGAAAGCGCAGTACGGCGTCAGCAGCGCGAAGTGGATGGAGCAGTGGAGCGCAACGGAACCCAAGCTCGGTGCGGCAAGCAAGAAAGCGTAGAATGGGAATCATGGCTCGGAAGAAAGCGGAAACTCCGAAAAACATACCAAATGCGAACGAGGACCAACCGCGCAAGCGGGTCAACCCACCGTTGCGTCCGAAACAGAAGGGCGACTACACGTACAAAATCCCACTCGCGCAATTGACTGAACTTTGCAGTATCCAATGCACCGATGAAGAAATTGCGGCTGTGTTCGGATGCCGGAAGGACGTCATCGAGCAGCGGAAAAAAGATCCGGAATTTCTGCAAGCGTATCAAGCCGGAAAAGCGAAGGGAAGAATATCGCTGCGCCGCCAACTTCACAAATCATGCAAGGACGGAAATGTTTCTGCGCAGATTTGGATGTCGAAACAGATTCTTGGCATGCGCGACGTAACGGCGCTCGAACACAGCGGGCCACACGGTCAGGCAATCGAAGTAGTGAACAACGCCGACCTGAAAGGCGCCACTACTGACGAACTTCTCGCGATGAAAAAAATCTGGGCAGACATCAAGAGGCGTCGCAATGCCGAGCCCGGCGAGTGATCTTCATCTGCCGGCCGAGGATGCGATCGACAAAGAACTCCGTGAGCGCTCGCTCTACCAGTTCATCAAAGACGCCTGGGCGGTAGTCGAACCATCGGACCGGTTCATCGACAACTGGCACATTCAAGCCGTCGCCGAGCACCTCGAAGCGGTAAGCCGATCACAGATACGAAACCTCGTGATCAACATGCCACCGCGGCACACGAAGAGCCTTCTCGTGTCAGTCTTCTGGCCGTGCTGGGAGTGGATCACATACCCGTCGCGGCGCTGGCTCTACAGTTCGTATGCCTCTCAATTGTCGATTCGCGACTCGATTAAATGCCGGCGTCTGATCGAATCGGCGTGGTACCAATCGCAGTGGGCTGACCGCTTCTTTCTTGCCTTCGATGCAAACACAACGCGCAAGTTTGACACAAACCATTCGGGCTATCGGCTCGCTACTTCCGTCGGCGGATCGGCCACCGGAGAAGGTGGCGATCGCGTTGTGTGCGACGATCCGCACAACGTCCAGGAAGCGGAGTCGGACTCGGTGAGAAAGGCGACGCTAGATTGGTGGGACACCGTGATGTCGACGCGCCTAAACGATCCAAAGACAGGCGCCAAGGTTATCGTCGCGCAACGCTGCCACGAAAAAGATCTGAGCGGTCACGTACTCGGCCAGGGTGGGTACGAGCACTTGTGTCTGCCGGCCGAATTCGAGAAGCGCGGACCAAAGACGGTGATCGGATGGGTTGATCCACGCATCGAACCAGGCGAACTTCTTAACCCTGAGCGTTTCGGGCAACCTGAAATCGCAGAACTCAAATTGCGACTTGGAAGTTACGCTGCGGCCGGGCAATTGCAGCAACGTCCGGCGCCAGCAGAAGGCGGGTTGTTCAAGCGCCAATGGTGGAGGTTTTACAAAGAGCTTCCGTCAAAGTTCGACGAGATAGTTCAATCGTGGGACTGTGCGTTCAAGGAAACACAGACAAGCGATTTCGTTGTCGGCCAGGTGTGGGGTCGCGTTGGCGCCGACAAGTATCTGCTCGATCAATCCCGCGGAAGAATGGATCTTCCGGCAACTCTGCAAGCCGTGGTCCGAATTAGCGAGCGGTGGCCAGCCGCTCAAGCGAAACTGATCGAAGACAAGGCCAACGGGCCGGCCGTAATTCAGCTTCTCAAGTCCAAAATATCCGGACTGATCGCGGTGAATCCAGAGGGCGGGAAAGAAGCGCGCGCCAACGCAATCACGCCTCAGGTGGAGTCCGGAAACGTATACTTGCCGGACCCACAGTCGCATCCGTGGGTGTCGGATCTGATCGAGGAATGTGCTTCGTTTCCGAATGGAGCGCACGATGATCAGGTTGACGCGATGACGCAGGCTTTGATCCGGATGAACAAGCCGAAAGTGCTCATGCTCGCAATCGGAGGCGATGCGAAGCCGTCGAACTGGGGTAGGATGAGTGGGTGATGGCACGCTCCACCAAATCTCGCGCAATCCCGATCACTAAAGCAAAAGCGATCACCGACCCGATTGGAGTGAGCGGCCTCAAGCGGTGGGGTAACCGCGGCATGATCTGGGAGGAGTTCCTACCAGAACTCCGGGGTCTCCGCGGCGTCAAAAAATACAAGGAAATGTGGGACAACGACGACACGATTGGTGCGGTTGTCTACATCGTTTCGGTTGTTCTTCGCGGCGTGAAGTGGGATGTGCAAGGCGAGAACGAGGAGGACGTGGCGTTCCTCAATTCGTGTCTCGAAGACATGCGGCCGGGCTGGTCTAACTTCATCGCCGAAGTGCTTTCCATGGTCGTCTACGGCTGGAGTTGGCACGAGATTATCTACAAGCGGAGGGCGGGTGACAACACGGAAGAATCGCGGTCGAGCAAGTTCAGCGACGGCAAGATTGGATGGGCGCGGTGGGACATCCGCTCGCAGGATTCGCTGAACGAGTGGGTGTGGGATCCGGCTGGAAACTTAATTGCGATGGCGCAACAGTGCCCACCTGATTACGCGGTCCGCGAGATCCCGCTTAGCCGGTCGTTGCTGTTCCGTCCGACGAGCTACAAGAACTCGCCTGAGGGCCGGTCGTTGCTGCGCTCGGCGTACACCGCTTGGTACTACAAGCGCAACATCGAGAACTTCCGCGCCATCGGCATCGAGCGCGATCTTACCGGGCTGCCGGTGTGCCGCATGGATGGCGCGACGGCCGCTACGTTGATGCCGGACGGATCGACGCTGCGCGATAGCATGGAGCGAATCATGCGCTCGATCAAAAACGACGAGCAGGGGAGTTTGATTCTTCCGCTGGTGCTCGACGAAAACGGCAACGAACTTGTGAAATTTGAGTTGATGTCGTCGCCTGGCCAAAAGACCTTCGACGTAAATGCGGCGATTCAACAATACAGCGCGAAGATTGCGACGTGTCTTTGTGCGGACTTCCTGCAGCTCGGCCACGAGAAAGTCGGAAGCCTTGCGCTATCGAGCGACAAGACGGACATGTTCGCGCTCTCGCTCAAAGCAATTCTCGACGCGATTGCGGAGCCGATCAATGATTACGCGATCCCGCGGTTGCTGCGTCTCAATGGGCGCTCGACAGAAAACCTGCCGCGCATTTCATACGGCGACATTGAGACGCCAGACCTCAACGCACTCGGCTCCTACATCGAGCGCATCAACGGAACCGGCATGCCGCTGTGGCCAAATCGCGCACTCGAAGACCGGCTGCTCACGTCGGCGAATCTGCCGCTGCCGACCGAAGACGAACGCGCCGAGCAAGCCATGGGCGCGGCTGATCCGCTCACTGATCCCAACCCACCAGAGGCGCTGTAATGTCGGCGCTACTCGCGCAAGAAATCGAGAAGCGCGCACACCCTGAGATTCGACTCATCGCAGACGCTGGTGTCGCAAGTCTCAGACTTTCGAGCTATCGCATGCTGCTCTCGTTGCGCGATCTCTCGACTGCCGAACTCCAGAATCAGAACACGGTGCAAGCGCATCTCCTCGCCGCGGCAGGCGGCGCCGGACTGAAGCCAGAACAGAACTCGTACAAGGAACTCTTTACTCGCCTGGCAAACCGCGGCTCACTCGCTGGCGTCGAATCACTGCGCGGAAAAGCGGTCCGTAAAGACATCGCGAGCACGATGACATTCGATCTCATCAACCCGCGGGTTCTCGAGTTCATCAACCGCTACACGCTGAGCCTGATCACGCTGATCTCGGCCGACACGCGCACCGCGATTCAAGCGATTCTCTACAACGCCGTGCGCTCGGGCATGCCGCCACGCGAGCAAGCGCGGCTCATTCGTCCGCTCATCGGGCTCACGACAAATCAGGTGTCGGCGGTCACGAGGTACCGTGCGGCGCTCGAAGCCGGCCAATACCGCCAGACGCTGAACAACGTGCTGCGCGACAAGCGCTATGATGCGTCGACGTTGCGAGCGCTGCGCAACAAAGAGGCGTTGAGTCGGGCCCAGATCGAAAAGATGGTGGCGCGGTATGCCGAGCGGCAACTCAAGCACCGGGCCGAGATGATTGCGAGAACGGAATGCCTAACGGGCGATACGTTTGTTGACGCAGCTGTGGTACGGGCAGCTTTCAGAAGGCCGTATAGCGGTGATATTTGTCATATCGAAACTCGCAGTGGCCGCAAGCTCTCCGCAACCCCGAATCACCCTGTGCTCACGCGGCGCGGATGGATGTTCATGCATGAACTCAAGAGTGGAGATTATTTGATCTGCGACACAGGGCAGAATCACTCTGGTCCTTCTGGCAACGTAAATAAAAATAGTGGTCCATCCACGATCAGCGAGATATTTAGTTCTCTTGAAGTAGTAGGGATCTCGGAACGGTACAGAGCATCCAACTACGACTTCCACGGCGATGGGATGCAAAGCGATGTCGATGTTTGTAGTTCCCTCTGGTCGCTGAACGTCGGGAATTTTTCCCCTCTCTTTGAGCCATTGACAAAGTGCATCTTCTCCGAAGCCAACGAGTCTCGATCTGCTCATTGCTCCTTTTGTCGACGCCTTCTCTCTGTCGATAAGCAACCTTGCCTCTGTTCCGGTTCGCAGCTCCACATGGCTATCTTTCAAGACTCGCTTGATAGCATTGCGATCAACAGAGAACTGATCGGAAATTTCACACAGGGAGATTCCGGATCGGTACAAATTACAAATGCGATCAGACGGCAGATCGGTTCGCAAATTGGAAGGGCGACCGCCGGATGCATAGAACAATTTGCGAGCTTCGCTTGCTCCTCTGCTGACTCCGTTTCTCTTGATGACCAATCCAACTTGATCCTCGGAGAATCCGGAAGCGGCAGCAACTTTACGAATGCTCATCGGAGACAAGTAGAGTTCGATGAGGTGATTCTGGTCGGATGCAGGCAATGGTCTGGGCATGTGTTTAATCTTTCGACTCCCTATGGATATTTTAACGTAAGTGGAGGAATCTATACAGGAAATACCATCCGCGCGGCGAACGCGGGCCAGGTTGAATCGTGGCTGCAAGCGCAAGAGCAGGGTCTCACCGGCACGATGCGGGAGCGGTGGTTGGTGGCGAGCGACGAGCGGCTTTGTCCGAACTGCCAGAGCATCCCGGGCATGAATCCTGATGGCGTAGCAATCGGAGAAATGTTCGCGACGCCGTACGGTCCGATCATGCATCCGCCCGCGCATCCAATGTGCCGATGCTCGCTTGGGATACGATAGGCTCATGGAATTCGCAAAGCAGGGCCTTGGCGTCATGATCGGATACTTCCTTCCGGATTCGATGAAAGAAGCGTCCGGATCGAGCGAACCTGATCCGCATATCACGATGGGATACATCGGAAAAACGGACACGGTGAGTAAAGAAACCATCGCTGCGCTCAAGGTAGTTCTCGCAAGGCTGGCAACGAAACATCATCCGCTACCAGGCCGACTCGACGGCATTGCTCGGTTCGCTGCAACCCCATCGAGCGACAACCAGGATGTGCTCGTTCGATTGGCAAACATTCCAATGCTCGAAGAGTTAAGGCAGTGCATTGTCGAATGCGCGGACATGGTCGGCGCTCCAGTCAAGCGCAATCACGGCTATGTTCCCCATATGACTCTTCAGTACGTTGATCCGAACTCCGAACACAACATAAAGCCGGATCCAATGGATGTGACGATTGATCGAATCACGCTGGCCGTGAACAGAGAGCACTTCGATTATCTGCTCACAGGAACTCCGATGGAGACGGTTGAAAAGTACGAAGAGATCGCGCCATCGGCAAATCAAATCACGAAGCGATGGGCAGTTCCGGTAACCAAAGTCGACATCGAGAAGCGGCAGGTGTT